GGACAGGGCGTGGATCTTGGTCCCGTTGGCGAACTGGATGGTGAAGGTCTTGATGTCCTTTTCGGAGTCGAGCAGCACCAGGCCGAGGTTTTCAGCGGCCAAGTGGAAGAGCTTGGCCCATTTCTCGCAGTACTCGATGTATTCCCGGGCGGCCGATTCGTCGGCCGAGGAGAACCAGACCTTGGGCACGGACTTGGCCGCGCAGTCGCGCACGTCCTCGTAGGCTTGGACATAGGTCGCACCGATGCGGCGCGATTTCTCCCAGATCTTGATCCGGGAGGTGTCGGCCAGCCACCGCCCCTGATAGGGCAGGAAGTATTTGCTATGCTTGGCCATCGTCGCCGGTCAGGCCGATTTCTTTTTCGATCAGCCGGATGATGTCCGGGGTCAGCCCCTTGGCCACGTCTTCCTTTTTGGCGGCCACATCCTCGTAGTCCTTGACCTTAAGCAGGTTCCCGAGCAGCCGGCCGAGCGTATAGAGCTTGCCCGTGCCCGGCTCGCGGCCTTCCTTGAGGTCTTCGCGGATGTTGGCGAGGAGGTCGCGGCCGAACTCGTACAGCTCCTCATGAAAGGACCTGCGGCTGGCCAGATAGGCCCGGCGCTTGGTGTCCCAGTCGCCGCGCGACTTCCAGGTTTGAAGTGTCCTGGCACTGACATCCAGCCGGCCGGCGATCTCGGCCAGCGTGCATTGCTCGATGACGTAGAGGCGTTCGGCCTCAAGGCCGTGGAGGGCTTCTTTAGCCATCGGCGTGTCCCAGGGCGTCGGCCAGCTCATCGATCCGGGTGTCCAGCTCGCGCAACTCGGCGTGGACAGCGGCCAGCCGGTCCATGTTGGCGCGGGCCTCGGGGATGCGCAGGCGGGCCAAGTCTGGTTCGTAGGGATCGAGGACATTACGCAACAGCGCGACCAGCCCCTTTCCTTCCAGGGACAGTTCGCCGCGTTTGCGCCGATACTCGGCCAGCCGACCTTTGGCCTTCAAGATTTCTTCATGCATGGGATTCCTTCCTGACCATGGGGCAAAACATGTTGGAGTCGATTTTCGTTTCCATCCGCGCGGCTTGCCCGACCAGGCATTGCAGCGCTTCGAGCTGGCCGTTGAGCAAGGTGAACATCCGCGCCTCATGTTCGTTCATGGCCTTCATTTGCGCCTTGAACGCCTCGGTCTGAGATGCTTCACGCGCTTCCCAGGCCTTGACCTGAGAGCGGTGGTAAAGATACCAAACTGCAAAAATGAGCGCCGGAAACCCGATGCTCTCGATGAGTTTCAAAAACAGCGCGGTTTCCGTCATAACGCTCCTCTTGGTTTAACGAACCACCTCCATCTCCCTGTATCGACTGCCCGTATCTTTTTCGCCCGCACCATGCGGGCGAACATATTTTGGCCGCGCGCTATGGTCCGCCCACATTGTGCATGGAGGTGCGGACATGGCCGAGAGCGGCATTGGTCCCGATCTGGGAAGTTTGATCGCGGCGGCGGCCAGCAAATACGTCCTGCCGGTGGATCTCGTGCGGGCGATGGTGCTGCACGAGTCGGTGGGGGGCATCACCTGGGCGACCCGGTTCGAGCCGGCCTTCTATCAGCGCTATTGCGCGGGCAAACCCATGAATTTCGTGCCGCATGGCTCCTCGGTCGACACGGAACGCGTTGGCCGGGCCACCTCGTGGGGGCTGATGCAGGTCATGGGCGAGACCGCCCGCTGTAATGGCTTCCGGGGCTGGTTTGCGGAGTTGACGGTGCCGGAGGTCGGCCTGGAATGGGGCTGCCTGTACGTGCGCCGGCTGGTGGATCGGTATTGGGACGGCACGTGGCCCACCATCATGCGGGCCTACAACGGCGGTCCGGGGAACCGGGGCAACGCCGCGAGTCCGTATCCCGGTTTGATCCTGGCCCATATTCCCGGCGGCGCCTGGCCCACGGAGGCGCGTCATGCCTGAGCCCACGTCCTCGGCGGCCAGCCTGTTGACCCCGGATGTGCTCCAGACCGTGGCCGAGGCCATCGCCATGGCCATGGCCAATCCGCAGCCCGCCCAGCTGTCCACCCAGCCCCCCGTTGCCGACGAGGCGCCCGCGACCAAACCCGATAACCCCATTATGTCGGCCCAGCCGGTCGCTGCCCAGGTGGCGGCCGAGCTGGGCAATATCGTGGCCCCCATGGCCGCGCCGCTCCTGGCCAGGGCCGAGTCCCGCCTCGCCAGTCGCAAGCTCTGGGTTGCCGCCGGGACCATCCTGGCCTTGGCGGCCCAGAACCCGCTGGGACTCGCACTGCCCCAGGCGGCCCAGGTCTCCATCGCGGCCCTGGCCGCCGTGTATGTGGCCGCCCAGGCCATCGTGGACGGTGCGCGCAAGGGAGGCGGCAATGGCTGACAAAAGATCGAGCATCTGGCCGGGCATCGTGCTGCTTTGCATGGCCGCATGCACCGGTTTTGGCGCCGCCCATGTGATGGTCCTTTCGCCGCACGCCGTGGCGACTTTGGCCGTCAATTTGGTCGAGGCTCGCGAGGAATCGGCCTCCCTGCGTGATGCGTTGGAGGAATCCCGGAAGGACCTGGCTCGTGTTACGGCCGAGCGCGACAAATTGGCCGAGCACCTTGCCGACCTGGAGGGCTTGGCCGGGCGGCTGGATCGCATCGAGGTCGCCCTGGCCGGCGGCGCCTGCCCCGTGACGGAGGCGCGCCGATGATCAATTTGCGTTGCATCAAGGGCGTCAAGCCCTATGCCGAGTTGCGACCGGAGCTGAATGTGTTTGTGGTCACCTGGGTCGGCGACTCGCTGTTGTCCCGGTTGATCCGCCGTCATGCCCCGGGAGGTTCGCACAGTTCGCTCGGCTTCAATGTGTACGGGAGCGTCCTGCTGGTCGAAGCCATGCCCGAGGGCGTTGTGCTTAACCGGGCCTCGGATCGGTTTGATGCCTATGACGGCGACATCCTTATCCATAAGCTTGACCTTGCTGACGGCCAGATTGTTGCCGTCATTCGCACCGCACTCAATCTGGCGAGCGCCCATCTTGGCTATGGGTTCCGGACCCTGCTTGCCCTGGCCTGGCGTGCCGTGCGCAACACCATGCGCCGGCCGGTCTGCTCACAGCTCGTGGCTTTTATCCTGGCCGAGCACGGCATTCTCCCGCCGCAATCCCGGGTGATTTCCCCCGGTGAACTCCGAACGCTGTTGCCCACGCCCTGGCAGCTCGCGCCCTACACCAAGGAGGCCGATAATGGCTGATCCGTTCAAACGCGTCGAAGTTTTCCGCGTGGGCACCCACACGGACAGCGCCGGGAGGAAGCACACCGTCACCGAGGCCGATCTGGACAAGGTTGCGACGTACAACCCGGCCTACCACGAGGCTCCCATTGTCATCGGTCATCCCGCGCAGAATGCGCCTGCTTTTGGCTGGGTCGAGAAGGTGTACCGGGAAGGGCCTGGCCTTTTCATGGACTTCAAGGATGTGCAGCCCGAGTTCGAGGACGCCGTCCGGCGCGGCCTGTTCAAGAAGCGTTCGATTTCCTTGTATCCGGACGGCACGTTGCGCCACGTCGGCTGGCTGGGGGCTGTCCCTCCGGCTGTCAAGGGCCTCAAGGACGTCCAGTTCGCCGAGGGCGAGGCCGTCACCTACGAATTCGGCGAGGAGCCGGACCCCGAGAAATCCTTTTTCGCCCGTTTTGCGGACTTCCTGGGTCTGTCCTTGCCGCACAACGACAAACCGGCCGGGTCTCCGGCCTTCAAGGAGGCGCCCATGACGGGCAGCAACGACACGGCCGTCCAGCTGGCGGCCCTGAACGCCAAAATGGCCGAGTTTTCCGAGGCCATGACCGCCAAGGACAAGCAAATCGCCGCCCTGGAAATGGCCAACCAGGCCCTGACCAACCGCGTGGACGCCACCGTGGCCACCGGCCGCCGGGGCGAGATCGCCCGGTTCTGCGAGGGGCTCGCGGCCACGGGCCAGCTCACCGATTTCCAGCGGGGCCTGGCCGTGGATTTCATGGAGCGGCTCGATGGGGCCGGGACCATGGACTTCGCCGAGGGCGACAAGACGGTGAAAAAGCCCGTCACCGACGTGTTCAAAGCCTTTCTCGAAAGCCTGCCGGTCCAGGTCGAGTTTAATGAACTCGCCACCCATGGCCGCGCCGCCGGCAATCCCGGAGGCCTCAACGCCAATGAAATGGCCGCCAAGATCCGCGACAAGGTCGACCAGGCCGAGGCGGCCGGCCGCACCATGAGCTTTGCCGAAGCGCAGGCCGAGGTGATGCGCGAAACACAAGAGGGAGCCCGCAAATGAATCCGGGATTGACCAAAACCTATGTGGCCAGCGGGGCCGTCTCCGCTCGGGCCCTTGTCAAGGCGGGCGCCAGCGAAGGCACCGTGGCCGTGGCCACGGCCAGCACCGATGCCATCCTGGGCGTGGCCGAGCGCCTCGACGTCACCGATGGCGAGCGCCTCGACGTGATCCACACCGGCATTGTCGAGGTGAGTCTGGGCGGCACCGTCACCTACGGCGCGTGGCTCACGGCTGGCGCCAACGGCACGGCCGTGGCCGCCGCTCCGGCCGCCGGGGTCAACGCCCAGATCGTGGGCCGGGCCCTGTCCGCCGGAGTGTCCGGCGACATCATCGACGTACTCATCATCCTGGGCCAGATCCAGGGGTAACAGGAGGATAAGATGCCGCGCGCACCGTTTCCGATAATCCCGGAACTTACCGGGATCGCCATCGCCTACCGCAACCGGGCGATGATCGCCGACCTGGTGCTGCCCCGGGTCACGCCCGTGTCCAAGGAGGAATTCATCTATTTCCTCTATAACCTGGCCCAGGGCTTCACGGTCCCGGACACCAAGGTTGGGCGCCGGGGCAAGGTGAACCAGGTCGAGTTCACGGCCGAGGAGAAGACGGGCAGCACCACGGACTACGGCCTGGAAGACTCCATCCCGGCTTCGGACATGGCCAATGCGCCGGTCGGCATCGACCCGCGCGCCAATTCCGTGGAATACATCATGAACCTGCTCGCCCTGGACCGCGAGGTGCGGGTGGCCGGCCTGGTGTTCAACGCCGCCACCTACCCGACAGCCAACAAGGTGACCCTGTCCGGCACCAGCCAGTTTTCGGACACCACCAACAGCCATCCCATCGCCACCATCGCCAACGCCCTGGACGCGTGCGTGATCCGGCCCAACACCATGGTCATCGGCCGTCCGGCCTGGTCCGTGCTGTCCCGACATCCGGAGATCGTGTCCGCCTGCCTGCGTAATGCCGGCGAGTCCGGCATCGCCCGGCGCCAGGACGTGGCCGATCTGTTCGAGCTGGACGAGATCCTCGTCGGTGAGGCCTTCGTCAATACCGCCCGCAAGGGGCAGGCGGCCAATCTGGCCCGGTGCTGGGGCAAGCACATTGCACTGACCTACCGCAACCGCCAGGCCGCGCCCCAGCGGGACGTGACCTTCGGGATGACGGTCCCGTTTGGGCAGCCCGTGGCCGGGGCCTGGGACACCAAGGAAATCGGCCTGCGCGGCGGCACCAAGGTCCGGGCCGGCGAGTCCACGGCCGAGGTGATCACCTGCCCCGACGCCGCCTATTTCCTGCAAAACGTGGCCGCGTAAGGAGGCACCATGAAAATCAAGCTGTTGCATGCGGTGTTGCACGACGGCCATCGGATCGAGGCTGGTGCAACCGGCGTCCTGGACGATGATCTCGCCCTGTCCCTGATCGAAAGCGGCGCGGCCGAGGAGGTCCCTGACAATGAGCCCTTGGCCAAGCCGATCGATCTTCCCGAGTTGTTGGCGCCCGAAACCGAGACTGACGCCGCTGCCCCGGCCACCCAGACGGCTCCCATCGGAACGTCTGGCAATGCCGCCGCGACCGGCCAGGACGCGTCGGCCCCGGCCGAGGTCGCCCAGCCCGCATCGGCCGACACGGAATCCACCACCGACGGAACCGCCGAGACCGCCAAGGCGGCCAAGGCCAAGGGGAGCANCACGTGCTCGACGCGGAGATCGCAGCGGCCGGCGGAGGTCGTGGACGGGTATTTGCCGCGACCGCTACGTGCTGCCGCTCGATCCCGTCCCGGGCCTGGTGGCGGAGATCACGGCCGACATGGTCTCCTATCGCCCTCTGGACCCGCCGGCCCGACGCCAATGCCAACGGCCGAGGCTCCGAAAGAACCTGGAGCGGCGGCTACGATACGGCCTTGCGGCTCCCTGCGCGGAGATCCAGGCCCGGCAAGGTCACCCTGGGCGTGGCCGCCGGCCAGCCGATTCCGCGCCCCATGCGTCCAGCGTCCGGGTCAACGACCGCCGCCGGGTTTCGGCGAAGACACCCTGGAGTCATTTTAAGTGATTGAAGCCATCGAAACCGAACTGGTGGCCGGTCCTGGCCGCCGCGCTGCCGGATCTGGCCGTCCAGCCGTTCCCGGACAATCCGGACAACTACCGCCTGACCCATCCCAGCGGCGCGGTGCTGGTCGGGTACGGCGGCGGCCGGTTCGGCGGTCCGAGCGTCTTGGCTGGCGCGGCCCAGACCCAGCACCTCGAATACCAGCTTGTCGTCAAAACCCGATCCCTGCGCACCCACGCCCGGCGCCTACGCCGTGCTGTCGGCCATCCGGTTGGCCGTGTCCAACCAGGACATCAAGGGCGCCCGGTTCTATCCGACCCGGGAACGGTTTCGAGGATGTGAGCAACGGCGTGTGGACCTACACCGCCGTCTATGCCGCCGACGTGCCCTGGGGTGTCCCAGGCCATGTTTGCCCCGACGACGTGGCCATGGCCTGGCCGCCGCCAAGATCAGCCTGCGCGATCCGGACGGCGAGATCATTACTGCGGAGAGGTAATCCATGGAGAAGCGATACCGTTATCAGGGGCCGTTGTCGGCCGTGACCCTGGCCGGCGGCCGCGACGTGCTGCTGTCGCCCGGGGCCGAGGTCACGCTCCCGGACGACAACGCCTATGTCAAGGCGCTCGTGGCCCGCAAACATCTGACCCTGCTCGGGCCGGTCGCGGCCACCACCACGGTCACGACCGCGACGGCCACGGCCTCCGCGAGCGCGGCGACCGCGAGCACCACCACGACATCGGCCAGCACCGCCAGCTCGGGGACCGCCTCGACCGGCACGACCGCCACGGGGGCCGCCAATGGCAGCTAACTATCTGCACGGCGTCGAGACCACCGAGATCGACGACGGCGCCGTCTCCATCAGCCTGGTCAAGACGGCCGTCATCGGCTTGGTCGGCACCGCGCCCATTTTCGAGTGCGCCGAGGCCTACCGGACCATCAATCAGCCGGTCGTTGTTCTTAATGACAAAACGGCCGCCCAGTATTTCGGCACGGCCCGGGACGGCTACACCATCCCCCAGGCCCTGGACGCCATCCGCGACCAGCAGTCCGACAACTCGGGCTACGGCGCGGTGATCGTCATCAACGTCTTCGACCCCGACACGCACAAGACGGCCGTGCCCGAGGCNGCCAANACCTTTGACAGCGACGGGGTGATCGACCTGGGCCATTACGGATTGTCGGCCGGATTGTCGGCCGTGACGGTCAAATCGAGCGACGGCACCACCACCTATGCCCTGGGCACGGATTACACCCTGGATGCGGTGGAGGGCACCATCACCCGGGTGGCCGGCGGGACCATCGCCGCCGGAGCCACGGTCAAGGTGGCCTACACCTACGCCGATCCGAGCAAGGTTGCGGCCTCCGACATCATCGGCGAGACCAACGCGGCCGGCGAACGCACCGGCATGCAGGCCTGGCTCGATGCCCACAGCCTGTTTGGCTATTGGCCCAAGTTGCTCATCTCCCCGGGCTATTCGCCTCTGGCCGGGGTGATGGCCGAGCTGATCGTCAAAGCCGAGGCGTTGCGCGCCATCGCCTTCATCGACGCGCCGGTCGGCACCACCTTCCAGCAGGCCCTGGCCGGNCGCGGNACCGNNCGGCGCCATTGCCTTTGACACGTCCAGCTACCGGGCGGTCCTGTGCTACCCCCACGTCAAGGTCTATGACACGGACACCGACATCACGACCTTGGAGCCGTTGTCGTCGCGCTTGGCCGGGTTGCAGGCGGCCGTGGACTTGGATCAGGGCTACTGGTGGAGCCTCAGCAACCACGAGATCAAGGGCATCACCGGCATGGAGGTGCTGCTGACGGCTGGTATCAATGATCCCAACAGTGAGGTCAACCAGCTCAACGAGGTCGGCGTTACCACCGTCTTCAATGCCTACGCCACGGGCCTGCGCGCCTGGGGCAACCGTTCGGCCGCCTGGCCCACCAACACCGGACCCAAGCAGTTCGTCTGCATAAGGAGAGTCGCGGACATCATTGCCGAGTCCGTGGAGCAAAGTTCCCTGCAATTTGTCGACCGTCCCATCAACAGCGCCTTCATCGACGCGGTGACCGAGTCGGTCAACGCCTTCCTGCGCACGTTGATCGCGCGTGGCGCCATCATCGATGGCAAGTGCTGGTACGACAAGTCGCTCAANGAGGCCACGGANCTGGCCGCCGGGCACATCGTATTCTCGTACGACTTCATGCCACCTCCGCCGGCCGAGCGCATCACCTTCGAGGCCCGGGTCAACATTAACTATCTCTCTGAACTCAACAGCACGGCCAATACGTCTAGCTGATAAGGAGCAATCATGAGTAGCCTTATCACCATCAACCGGCTGGCCAACTGCAACGTCTACCTGGACGGATCGTCCATGCTGGGGCGCTGCGAGGAGGCCAAGGTCCCGGCCGTCAAATACACCATGGCCGAACACAAGGCCTTGGGCATGATCGGCAAGGTNGATCTCTTTGTCGGCATCGACAAGCTCGAAGCCGATTTCAAGTGGGCCTCATTCTATCCTGACGTCATGCCCTCGGTCTGCAATCCTTTCACNGCCACGGCCNTGCAAGTGCGCGGTTCGCTCCAGTCCTGGACGGATGCCGGCCTGATCGCGGAGGTTCCCTATGTGGTGCATCTGCGGGGGACCTTTAAGGAGATCGCCTTCGGTGAATACAAGCAGGCCAATCCGGCGGAATTCCCGAGCAAGTTCAATGTGACGTACCTCAAGTGCGTCAACGACGACGTGGAACTCTACGAGGTCGACGTCCTGTCCAACATCCTCAAAGTGGCTGGTGTTGATCTGCTGGCCACCTACCGCGCCAACATCGGCGCGTAACACAAGGAGCGCATATGCCCGATCCGAACAGCATTGATCCGAACAACCTCGAGCAGACACCCCCGGCCGAGTCCCAGCCCGATGCCCCGATTGATCCGCAGCCGGCCGATCAGGTCCAGCCCGATCCGGCTCCGGAGGAGGCCACGCCCCCGACCGAGCCGACCCCGCCCCAGATCGTGCCCGGGGAGGAGCCGTTCGTGCTGCCTTCGGGCGTGACCTGCGTCATGCGGCGGGGCAAAGGGCGCGACTTGCTCGCCGCCCAGCGCATGGCCGGCCAGGACCCGCATCAGATCATGTACGCCTTGCTCGCCAGNCTCTGCACCTTCGACGGCGGCAAACGCGTCATGGAGGATGTGCTCGACATGGGCCTGGCCGACGTCATGCGCCTGACCAGCCGGTTTTCGGACTTCTACGGCAGCGATTTTTTGCCGTCGACGAGCGGTCCGTCCTCCACCTCGCCGCAGTGACGGGCTGGAGCCATGCCGAGCTGATGGACATGGACGCGGTTGAGCTGGCCCGGTGGTGCCGGCAGGCCGTGGAGTATCACAACGACATGAACAAGGCGGATTAGCAGGGGCGGCAAAATGCCGCCCCTGCCACCCGGAGCCCCACATGAACAGCCTGGTCCAGATCGGCATCGTCCTGACCGCCATCGACAAGATGAGCGGAATCATCAACGGCGCCACGGACAAGGCGACCCAGGGGTTCACCAAGCTTCAGCATAAGATTTCCGAGGTCTCGGCCAAGCTCACCGAGATGGGCACCAAGGCCAGCCTGATGGGGCATGGCATCCTTACGGCCATGGAGACGCCCATCAAGGCGTTCGCGGATCTGGATGAAGCCAGCACCAATCTGCGCGTGGCCATGATGGATAACCTGGGCCAGGTTCCGCCCCAGTTCGAGGAAATCAACCGCCAGGCCATCGAACTGGGCAACGTCCTGCCCGGGACCACAGCCGATTTCGTGAACAGTGCCAGGGCGCTCATCGAAAACGGCACCGCCCTGGAAACTGTGGTGGGCGGTGGCCTCAAGGCGGCCGCCTATTTAGGCGTTGTCCTCAAACTCCCCCAGGCCGGCGCGGCCGAGATGGTGGCCAAGTTCCGCGAAGCGTTCGGATTGGCGGAAAACGAATTGGTCAAGATGGCCGATCTCACGCAGCGGGCCAAGTTCGCCTTCGGTCTGGGCCCCGAGGAGATCAAATACGCTGCCCAGTATGCCGGGGCCACCCTCAACAACCTCAAGCTGACCGGTATCGAAAACACCAAGATGTTTTTGGCAATGCAGGGCATCGCCCGCCAGAAGGGCATGGAGGGCTCGGTATTCGGCACCAATTTTTCGTCCATGCTCAACAACATCGGCCAGATGGAACAGAAGCTGGGCAAAAATTCCAAAGTCATGAAGGAGATCAATGCCGACTTGCGTCATGCCGGTATCCGCATGCAGTTCTTTGACAGCGCCGGCCATTTCGTGGGTTTGGAAAAGATGGTTGGCGAATTGGAGAAGCTCAAGGTCCTGACCGAGCAGGAAAAGCTCAATGTCATGAACAAGATTTTTGGTTCTGAGGGGGGACGGGTCGCATCCATGTTGTCCGAGGCCGGCGTGTCCGGTCTCCACAAGGCCATGGATACCATGGCCCGGCAAGCCGACCTTATGCGGCGCATTGAGGAGACCAACAAATCCGCGCGCAATACCTGGGAGGCGCTCACCGGCACCATCGAAAATTTCTGGGCGGCCGTGGGTGGTCCCGTGGTCACATCGTTGTACCCGCTCATACACGCGGTCAACGACTTTGTGGGCGGCCCCATGATGGAGTGGGTCAAGCAAAACGAGAACCTCGTCAAATGGCTTGGCCTTGGAGCCCTGGCTGTGGGCGGCCTCTTGGTGGTCCTGGGAGGGCTGGGGATCGTTGTTGGCGTACTGGGTAGCGGGTTGGCGGCTCTGTGTGGAGTGTTGGCGGCCGTGTTTTCCCCTGTATCCCTCCTTATTGCTGCCATCGCGACTGGAGCGATCTGGGTTCTGGCCAACTGGGAAACGGTCAAAGACTTCTTTCAAGGATTTTGGATGGGGCTCAAGGAAGGTCTTGCCCCAATCATGCCCTATCTCGAAAAAATCGGCGAGAAGTTCACGTGGCTTATAGACAAGGCCAAAGAAGCGGGGCGGTGGCTATGGAATCGTTTTGCCCCGCAGGCACCGGTCTATCATGATAGCCGCGATGGGCGTCAACGTTCGACGGTGGGCAAAGGAATCGATAGGGGGCGAGGTTTTGGGGCGAGTCTCACTGAGATGTGGAGGAGTATCGAAGGGACGGTCAAAGGCAGTGATCTGTTCAAAAAACTCGGCGAAAGCTTCAAGTCCGTCGAACCGTACCTTGAAAAGGGCAAAGCTCTATTCTCAAGTGTAGCCGAAGGTCTGAATAAATTCTGGAATGTTCTCAAAACTTTTTCTGGTGGGTTTGCCAGTGGATTTGTTGAAGAGTTTAAAATCGTATCACAAGAATTAAAACCCTATATTGATGACGTAAGCGCTCATGTAATTCCGGCACTGCAATCCTTAGGCAATGCAGTCAAGGCATTTTTAGACTATGGTCTAGAAATTGGAACAAAGGTTTTTGATATATTAAAATCAATACTGGGTGGTTTCGAAAAAGGTGAAAAAACAACAGCATCATTTGGGAAATCGGCTGGGAAAATATTTGCTGATATAACAATCGGAATTGCAAAACTTGGCGCAAGTATTGTGTCTGACCTAGTGAAACTTGCTGCCGATATGGTCAATATCGGGGCGAAGATTATCACCTCCATTTTGGAAGGTATGAAAAGCGTATCGGGAACTGTGCTGGACTGGGTAGGTCAATTCGCCGGGAAAATCATGGATCATTTCCCGAGATCTCCTGCGAAGACCGGCCCGTTCCGTGATATTCCGCGCATCCATATTATTGAATCCATCGCCGAGACGCTACATCCCGCCCCTTTGGTCAACGCCATGCGCGCGGCGGCCACTGCCGGTATGCTGGCCCTGGCGCCGCTCACCTCGCCGGCCATGGCCTCCTTGTCCTCGCCGGCTATGGTCGCCTCCGCCCATGCCTCCGCCACGCCGCGCCCGGCGCTTGCCGCCGCTCCGGCCCATGGCGGTGGCGGTGGCGCCGTCACCGTGCATTTCGCGCCCCAGATCACCATTCACGGCACCGGTACGGCTAAGGACGATATCATGGCCGCCCTCAAAGAACGCCAACATGAGCTGGTGCGCCTCGTTGAAGAGGCCATGGCCCGCAACGCCCGGAGGCAATACTGATGTGGGCGTTGCTGGGTGATCTCTGGTTTGACTTGTTGTTGGCCCCGGAGACGGCCGATCTGTCCACGCGGCACGATTACGCCGTCCACCCGGTGATCGAGGGCAAGCCTCGCACCCAATGGACCGGCGACGAGCTGGACGAGCGCAACTGGACCATCCGGCTGCACTCTGTGTTTTGCGATCCGGACACGGTCATGTACGACCTGCGCGCCATCGCCGCCGAGCACACGGCCTTGCCCCTGTCTCTCGGCACTGGCCAGTACCTCGGCCGGTACACCATCGTCGAGATCCGCGAGCAGACGCTCGTCACCGACCAGTACGGCGGCACCATCGCCCAAACAGCCGAGCTGCGGCTGCGCGAGTGGGTGGGCACGGACGTTCAGGAGACGGGCGAGGCGGTCGTGGCCGAGGGTGACCCGGTCCCGGGCGCCATCCTTTGGGACGAGACGGCGGATGTGGACGCCGCCCTCGAAGTCGACACCGACACAGAGCTGTCCCAGACCATGTTGACATTGGCCCGGGCCGCCGAGCTGGGCGAACTGGGCCTTGATGTGCTGGCGGATGTCGTGGACGCGGCCTACGGCCTGGCCGGCGCCATCGGCCTGGGCGTGGCCGGACTGGCTGCCCTGGCCCAGACAGCGGCCGGCGTGGTGTCCGATGTCGCGACCATTGCCGCAGTGGTGGCCGACACCTTGGTCGCCTTGCCGGAGATCCCGGTGGTGGAGGCGGCCATGGCCGTGGCCCAGGCCGCCGGATCGGACGTGCTGGTGGCCGGCGTGGCCGCCCTGAGCCTNGCCCTGGACGGCGACCTGACCCGGGCCGGCGAGCTGATCGCCGACACGTCCGTCTGCGCGGTGATCGAGGCCCTGGGTGGCAACCTGCCCGTGTATGAGACGATCCGGGACACGGCCGAGGCCTATGCCGCCGGGACTGATCCGCTCGTGGGCCTGCGCGCCCTGCTGAGGGTGGCATGAGCAGCCGGGCACTCCTCCACGTCACGGTCCAGGGAGACCGCTGGGACCTGCTCGCCTGGCGCTACTACCGCGATCCTCTGGCCTATGAGCAGATCATTGACGCCAATCCCGACGTGCCCATCGCGCCGGTCCTGCCCGGCGGCCTGCGACTCACCATCCCGGTGCTGACCACAGTCGACACCCTTTCGGAGGATCTCCCCCCATGGAAGCGCTAGCCGTCCGCACCCCGCGTTGGACCGTGGCCATGGCCGGCAAGGATGTCACGGCCGAGATCATGACCTATGTCCGGTCGGTCACCTACACCGATCACGCCCATGGCGCCTCGGACGAGATTGACCTGGTCCTGGAGGACTCGACCGGCGTGTGGCGCACGGACTGGTACCCGACCCAGGGGATGTCCGTGGTGGTGNCCATGGGCTATGCCGGCGAGGAGCTTATGCCGTGCGGCTCGTTCCAGATTGAGGAGGTCGAGATCAGCGGTCCCGAGGCGGTCATGCATATCCGGGCGCTNGCCTCCGGCATCACCGAGCCCCAACGCACCAAGCGTTCCCAGGCCTACGAGGGCACCACGTTGCGGGGCATCGCCACGGCCGTGGCCCGGCGCCACCAGTTCACGGTGGTGGGCGAGATCGCCGACGTGTCCCTCAAGCGCATCACCCAGCACCAGGAGGGCGACCTGGCCTTTCTCAAACGCATCGCCGGCAACTACGGCTATGTGTTCTCGGTCAAGGGCGATCAGCTGGTTTTTTCAAAGTATTCGGCGTTGCGCACGGCCGATCCGGTGTTGACGCTCAATCGCGTGGGCGACGTGAGCACCTACACCCTGCGGGACAGGGCGACGTGAGCACCTACACCCTGCGGGACAAGACGCTCAAGGTCTACAAGGACGCGACCTGCGCATACGACGACCCCAAATCCAAGCGGTGCCTGACCCACACGGCCAAGGCCAAGGACGTGGAGTCCGGCGACACCTGCAAGGTGGTGCAGCGTTGCGAAAACGCCGAGCAGGCCAAGTTGCAGTCCAAGGCTGCACTGGAACAGGCCAACGACGGCAAGTTCGAGGGCACGCTCACCATGGAGGGCAACACCAGGTTGGTGGCCGGCAATACCGTGGCCCTGGCCGGGTTCGGGCATATGGACGGCACCTACCTGATCGACACCTCCCGCCACAGCATGGATAAGACATCGGGCTATCACACCGAGATTGATATCAAACGCGGCTACGAGGCCGAGGAGGACAGCGATGCTTAAATTCGGCGTCGTGTCCGCCACCGACCCGGCCACCTGCCGGGTGCGCGTCCAATACCAGGATAATGAGGGTATCGAATCCTACTGGCTGGCCGTAACCCAGCGGCAGGCCTACGGCACCCGCGACTACCACATGCCCGAGGTCGGCGAGCAGGTGGCCTGCCTGATCGACGAGCACAACGAGGAGGGCGTGGTGCTGGGCGGCATCTATTCGGCCGCCGATCCCACCCCGGTGNNCAGCCAGGACAAGCGGCACGTGGCGTTCAAAGACGGGGCGCAATTTGAATACGACGCGGCCAGCCACCGCGCCACGGTGTCCCTGCCGGGCGGCCAGGTCCGCCTCACCGTTGGCGCGGACGGCGCGGTCGAGATCGGCGGCGCGGCCGTCATCGTGGTGCACGGCGACTGCGACATCGANTCNCGGTCGGTGNTGCGNCTNCGGGCNCAGACGCGCATCGAAACCTATACGCCGGACTCGCGGTCGTACCCGTATGCCCCGGCAAGCCTCCCGTCGGATTGATCTCTAACGCAAGGCAAGGTGCAACATGTCCACAGCAGTCAATAATATTGGCGGTATTGTGAGTTTAAGTGGCATGACAACCACTCAAATAATGGATTTGCTGCGCAATTATATTTTGACGTATTTTGGAGACAACATTTCCGTTTATGACCAAGCGTCATCGGACAAAACTGTTTTCAAGTGTCAAGTCTCATCACGAAGCATCCCATTTTATTTTGCTATATCCGTAGCGTCTGGATACGTTTATGTATCATCTATATGTAGATATTGGAATGCAACAACGCACGCAGGCAGTGGCAATATATCATACACACAAGGCGTGCAATTGAACTACTCAAAAATTTATGTCTTTGTGTCAAAAAATATTTTCTTCATGAGGAGCATCGGTGGGACCTACCAAACAACAGGNACCACCTGTGCTGGGATCATGTTGTCCATGCCGGCGCATTACCCGGATGTTGCTGCCTTGACCACGGCGGCAGTGTCAAATGGGTATACGGCTGAAATTCCTGTCGATAACATTGTCAACTTCAAGATTGGCATGAAGGTCGCCGTGGCCGACAGCAGCGGAAATGGCTGGGGCTATCGCACCATTACTGCCATTGGATCAAATAGTCTGACTCTATCTGTATTGCCTATTGATTTAGCTGCGGGCAGTTCCGTTTGTGTACCGCCAAGCGTTTTGTTTATCGTATCAGGAAGTATTTTGCGGGCAATAGACGAGCGGACATTGATAGCAGCCGACGCGACGGACTTATTGTCTACAACAATACATCCTCTTCTCAATGAAAGCGTATTTACAAAAGATACAATTCAAGGGGATGTGTTTCTCAGCCCGATGTCTTGGTATTCAAGTTTTGGATCGGCTTATAATGACATAGATGCCGCGTTTTGCTCTGGGCAGTCCGGGACAGCAGATGATTTCGTGGTCAAAAATACCGATGGGACCATCCCTCTGTCGGGGACTGCAAAAGATGGCAATACGGTTGATCTGCTGGACACCGCTCAATCCTGGACGCCTTCTGGGCTGGTTGGCAAGTTTTTGGGTATTACTGGTGGGACGGATGCGGGGAATTGCCGCAAGATTGTTTCCAATACAGAGACAACAATCACTGTTGATACGCCATTCCCAGCAGCGCTAACCGCGTCGTCGACCTATGTCATTGCTGACGTCATCTACCGCTATGTCCTTTTTGGGTCATCCATTGTCGCCATGAGAGAGTCCTGGTAATGGCGTACTCGATCGCATTACCGGATTTGCCGTTTGAACTGGGGGAACTGTTTTATGTCTCTCTGCCCAGTACGGTTGGGTGTCAGACCGCCGCACCAGAGATCCCCGTTGTCCTGGATGATGTGTTCGGCGTGGTGCCCACCACTCTGGCCTTTGCGCCAGTGGCGATCGCCACCGCGCAGGCCAACCTCGTCCAGGTCGTCACCAAGGTCCCGGCCCGGCAGAGCAGCAAATCCTCCGGGGTCGACGTCACCACCATCACGGCGGCCGACTGGTCCCACAAGGTGGGCACCTATGGCGATATCGTGCAGGGACTGGAGGATATCGCCCAGTGCATCCGGATCATCCTGGCCACGCCCAAGGGCTCGGTCCCGCATCGGCCGCAATTCGGCTGTGACGCCTGGCGCTATCTGGATCACCCCGAAACCCAGTCCCTGCCGCATGTCATCCGCGAGTGCACCGATGCCGTCGCCACCTGGGAGCCCCGGGCCACAGTCACCAAGATCTCGGCCAGCTATGGCCTGGCCCAGGTCGACCTGGTCGTCCATTGGACCGCGAACGTGAAGGGTTCGGCCGGCCAATCCACCCAGGTGGCCTATGCGCTCACCGCCGTGCAATAGGGAGGCGTCATGGATTGGAAAACCCTAGACGATCCAAGCTTCATCGACCGCGATCCGGCCACCATCACCTCGGAGATGGTCAGCCAGTTCGAGGCCATGGCCGGCAAGACCCTGTACCCGGCCCAGCCTGAACGGCTGGTCGTGGACATGATCGCCTACCGCGAGACCGGCGTGCGCATCGCCCTCCAGGAGGCGGCCAAGCTCAACCTGGTGCGCTATTCGCGCGGCGCCATCCTGGACTATCTCGGCGAGCTGCTCGGGGTGTCCCGGCTGGACGCCTCGGCCGCCCAGACCACCATCCGGTTCACGTTGACCTCTGCCCAAAACCAGGCCGTGGTGGTTCCGGCCGGCACCCGGGTGCAGTCCAGCGACGGCCAGATCGTGTTCGCGACCGATGCGGCGGCCACTATCCCGGCCGGCTCCTTATATGTAGATGCAACGGCCACGGCTGAGACGAGCGGCACGTCGGGCAACGGCCTGTTGCCTGGCGCGGTGGCTACGCTGCTCACCACCGTGGATTATGTGTCTACGGCCGCCAACACGACCACGTCCTATGGCGGACAGGCGGCCGAGACCGACGAGCGNCTGCGCCAGCGCATCGTCCAGGCGCCCGAGGGCTTCGCGGCCGCCGGACCGTCCGGTGCCTACCGCTACTGGGCCATGGCCACCCACCAGTCCATTGTCGATGCCGCCGTGCTGACGCCGTATCCCGGGCTGGTGGCGGTCTATCCGCTCACCGAGTCGGGCACGCTCTCCGATGAGCTGGCCGCNACGGTNCTNGAGGCGCTTTCGGCCGACAAACGCCGGCCAATCACCGACCAGGTCATCGTGCGGGCGCCCATCCCGGTGGATTATACCGTCACGGCCAGCCTAGTCCTGTACGCCTGGGCCGATGCCGCCACGGTGAGGGCTGCGGCCGCCACGGCCCTGGCCAGCCAGGCCACCACCCTGCAAGCGTCGCTGGGAGCAGCCATCGTGCCGTCAAAATTTGTTGCGCTGCTTCAAAACATCACCGGGGTGCAAAGCGTCAATCTCACGGCGCCGGCTGCGCGCACCCTGGCCGCCAACGAGTTCGCGGTCTGCACGGGCACCACCGTGACCCTGTCGGGGGTGGTGGATGGCTGAACGCCGCATCATCCCGCCAGGCATCCGTGATGCCGTGGCCGTGGCCTATGCCGACCTGCTCGGCCGTTACGACGCCATGGACCGCTCGGCCGTCATATCCCGTTGCTGATCGACCGGGTGACCGCCCACGGCGATTCCCGTTCTGTTGGAGCAGTTCCACGGTCGATTTCTGCCGTCCGGACGCGACCGAGACCCAGCGGCGCCAGCTCATCAAACGCTCAGTGCCCTGGCACCGGACCAAGGGCACACCTGGGGCCCCTGCGCGAGCTGGTCGAGTACTGGTACGGCATCACGCCGACGATCCGCGAAGCGCGGCTATTTTTTGTTGGGCAGCTCCCGGCTGGACCAGGACGGGATGGGCCAGCCACCGCAGACGCCGTTCAGCCTCGGCGTGTCGCGGCTGGCAGTCCGGCTGCACCTGCCCGAGACCCTCCATTTTCCGACTTCGACGTGGTCGTCAAACATGACGACGCCGTCAACCGCGGCCGTGACCGCGAGGCCCTGGCCTGCCATGGCTTGCGGCCATGAAAGCCGGCCCGTTGCCCGGGCCACGGTCCGATCCGGGGTTTTCGTTGTGGGAACACCTATAGCCGCCTGGGCCGGGATCTCCTGGGGCACCATAAAGCGTCACAGAATAAGGGGGAGGATCATTGGAAAACGTCACGAGACCACCGGATGCCTGGTTGGGTTCAAACCAAGTTCAACGACTTCGCCACGGATGATATCCTGCCAGCCACGGCCGTAGAGATCGGTTGCAGGAGGACAGTAAACCCTGCCTGTCCCGGGCCATGCCTGGAGCTGCACCAGATCTACCATTATCCCCTATCATCGCCACGGCGGCCCATACCATGTCGGTGGTCGCCTCCGGCCGATACCGTCGCCCTGGCCGACAACCTGCAATTCGCAGTCGGTCGGCATTGGTGTTCGACACCCCACGACCTGGACACCCGGGGCCATCACCATCCCGGAACAACGCCACCCGGTTCCCTGCGAGCCCGAAATCGACGAACAAACCACCTGCGGGCCCTGGTGGTGGAATTACCGGGCGATCCCCGCCCCAACGGCAAAACATCATCGATCCGCTCGCCGCAAGCCTCGTGGGCCGGCCTTGTCCCCTGGCCCCCGAGGGGGTCGAGACCGAACCGAGGGGCACGGGTGGCGTCCAGTCCAAGCCCGGGGAAACCAGCCCCTGCGCATCCTCAAAAGGCCGGTCAAGGGTGCAGCCGGGACCACGCACGACGGTGACGCCTATCCGGCCGACCGGCCACAACCCAACGAGACCAGCAATTGCCCCGATCATGCGCCCTTCCGATCCGGCTTCCCACCCCGCCGGTCGAACATCGTCTTTTGACAACGCACGGCCGGCCCGCTTCCCGGGCAATAACGACCGCGTGCAAACCCGCCCATCGAGGCCCTGATTCCGAGAGTATTCCGAGTGGTCGCCAGTCAGCACGGAGGCCCCCGCCGACCCCGGCCCACCGCGGTCCCCACATATCTCCTTCGACAAGGCACGGCCCAACCCTGCCGGCGACCGACGCGCGTGCAAGGCCGCCATTGAGGCCCTGGCCTCGACGTGATGTCGAGCAATACCCCGCAAGTGATCACCACGCGCCTCGGCACCTGGTCGGAGCCGGTCCACGGGGTCCTACCGGTCACGTGCAGTGGCCGGTGTGGGGCGTGGCGGGGCCGGTCGTTGCGGATCGGCTCCGAGACCGTCGTGCCAGATCGGTGGGTGGTGGAGGCCGCCGGTGGGACCCACGAACTGTTCCGGCACGATCAAGTGGCCCAGGCGGTGGCCACGGTGGGCGGGGGGTGTGCGGCTCGGAAGGGGGGGCAATGGGACCATCGGCGGGGCCGGCGGTGGCGCGGCACGGCCTGGTGCGGACGGCCTATGTGGTCGCTGGACCGCCGGGAGCCGTCCCCGTCCTGTCGCGGGTGCAGATTGGTGCAGTGGGCCAACGGGGGCGGCCCACGGACCGCGACCGCAACCAACCGATGGCGGCGGCCGGTCTGGCACCTCGGGCGGAGCGGCGGGCCCTGATCTGCGAGCGGCCAAGGGGTGCGGTCCCGGACGGCAGCACGCATGTCCCCGCGGTAGTTGCTCCTATCCTGGTGTTGCGGCAAGGGCGGTGCAACGGCCAACGCCTAGGAACTGTGCCGGTGGGCCTGGTTGGCGCCTCTACTGCCACATCCCGCACCCACCCGCGTACGGCAACGGTGGCGCCTCCTGGCCGGCGAAAATGGGTCTCTCCTGGCGGCCCCACGTTCCAGCCCAAATATCCCGGAGGATATGGCGCAACGCGGCGCTGGCGGCGGTTTTATTGTCGAGTACAACAACCCGGTCCAACTAGGACATAAGCGGAGCAAGGCGGGGCGATTGAGCCGCCCCCACTGGCCCGGGTGGGGTAACACCGGTCCACCCGGAATTGCGGCCCAGCTGCCCCCTGCCCAACCGGACGAGGTGGCAGGAGAGGTAGCAGGAGGCCGGGAGGCGCAACCTGAAGAAGTAAGGACAAATTTCGAGGAGATACTTGCGGATCGTGCAATAAGTTGTGTGCGAAGGGTGAGTGCCCAAGAACCCCCCATAAAATTCCCGCGATGCGGGTTGTTATTCATGTGAGGGCCACGACCCCGACCGAGGGAGGCGACGGAGCCCCGATGCGGGACCTCACATGCCGCAACACGAATCTTTGAAACGGAATAATTTACAACAGGGAATGCCCCTGGCCGTTCTACGCGAATTGCCCGGACGGCCTCGGTGGATGGCAGTGGTCACCGCGAACCCGCCGTATCGAGCGGAGTACATTGCTGGCGCTGCCGGGTCCGAGCCCTCCAAAAAGTACCAAGTCGAACCGGGACCAAAAAAGAACGTACCCGGCCCATGGCCTCGGGAAGACCTCAGGACCAGCGATCCGGTTCAACGGCCATGTGGGCCACGCTGTGGTTCCGAAGTGCCTGGCGCATTGCGCAAGCCTGGTTCTCCCCTGTCTGGGGTTTAGCGATGGCGGCCCAACTCCGGCATGACGGATGCCGTCCAGGCTGGACGGCTGGGAGTGAGGGGGATTGTGGTCTGGCACAAGCCAACCGCCCGGCGGCCCGATGTTGGGAGTTTCGACGTGAATACGGAGTTCGTGGTTCCAAGCCATCAAGGCGCCCGGCCCGACTTCTTCCACCCGACGATTGCTTCCCCTGGTATTGTTTAACCCATCGAGGTTGTGGCGGCCCGATAAGGTTGCATTGACCGGCCCGAAACCGTTGCCCTACTTGCTCGTGGGATCTGCTCGCGTTACCCCGGAGGCGGGCCACGGTTTGGACCCGTTCCTGGGAGGCGGTACTACGGCCCTGGCCTGCATACAGAACCCGGACGGCGATTTGTCCGGGGGAGCTATCCGGGGGCCTATTTCGGAACCTGGCCGAGAGAGAGGATTCAAGTGCGCCGAAGCAGGTTGGCAACGCCGAGCTGAGGTTCATCCAAGAAATCCCCCGCACGGGGTGCGGGGGATTCTCAAACTAACGTTACACAAATTCTCAAAACTAAGTGCGCGTTCTACCCACGGCCAGCGCCAGCCCGTGGCGCAGTGGCCGCGGCATCGCGGCCAGCACATCCGCTTGTCCAGCGCCACGATCACCGGCGGGGCCGTCCCCTTTGGCTGAATCTTCGCGTTCGCACCTTGCTCCTCCCAGACTCTGGCGGCCCAGTCATGACCGGGCCCAGCAGTCCCCGGCCAGATCGGCCGGACCGGACGCGGGAGGGTCGCAAGCACCCGGCCAGTTCCCTCCTCGAGTAGCAGCAGCAACGGTCGGAATATTCCGTTGACGAAAAATGAGCGCTTCCCCTTCGGGTCCCGAACCGTAAAATCAACGTAATGGCGCTCTCCACCAGTTCCCGGTACCGCTTCGCTTTCCCGGCAGCCCGTTTTTCGGCGCTTCGGCCCCCGGCCAGGTGAGCAAGCAAAAGGGAGCGTTGTCGGAACCACTAGCACCGGTAAAGGCCACGCCCGATCTCCAGATCAGGGGTTTGTTCGCTCGTAAGGCCCGAGGCCGGTCGTGAGGATTGGTGTGCCGGGCGGCAGCCACGGTGACGGAAAGACCCGAACCGGCCGCAGGACCCGTAGCACGATGGTCCTGTTGCGGGCCCGTCCGGTCCAAAACGGGGGAATGGAGGCTGGTCCCTGGCGCCAACACCCGCAATGGCCCAGGGCCGGCGGGCGGGCAGATGCCTTGTGGCGCGCTAACCACCCGGCCGCCCAGGGCGCCCGCCGTGGAGATCGAAATCCCACAGCACGAAGATCGCAACCGGCGAGCCCGGCGGCCCAGAGCGGCATGGTCTTCCACGGGGGCAGGGATTTCAACCGGTTTCCGACCGAGCCCCCCGCAGGCGCACATATGGCGTCCCGGCCAGGGCGGCCAGGGCCCTGCTTTGGCCTGGTTGGGGGTGGCATTGAGCGCTCCCACGGCTCCGGCTCGCCGGCCCCCAGGGCCAGCGGCCCCGACACACCAGATTGCCCCCGGCCGGCGGCCATCGGTATCCGTGCCCAGGGCCAAAGGGATGGTCCGACCCGGGCAAGCAAGGCCAGGGCACATTTCCAGCGGGCCGAAACACAATCGGGCGCTCGCCACACGACGGTGACTCGGTGCGGCCGCCGGAGGCGCGAGGGCGTGAAATGCTTGATCCCGCAAAAGAACGACCGGCCCCGATCCGGAAACAGGGCGGGTGCCTGGACAGCCAGAAGGTCCCAGGCCGCGTCGCGGTCCGGCGCGACCAGTAGCCCGAATGGGACCCGCGTATTTACGGGCAAGCAGGGCCAAAAAATTGCGGCAGAAGTTCTTCGGCCGGGCAAGCCGCGACTTGTCCGGAGGATTCGATAGAGACCCGGGACCTTATCAGGGGGAATGGCCGAGAGGAAAGCCCCGTACGGAGTTGATGCGTTCCAGGATCGCCCTGGTGGTAGGAGGGTCAAAGCAGGATGGCCGGGGGGCCTGGGTTGTCCCGTCCGTGCCCCGCAAGGGCCGACAGCCGGTCCTCCAGGCAAGAAAGACAAAGCCCCCGACGGACGAATCACGGCAAGCATCGGGTCACGGAGGACTCCGTGCGAAAGGCACGCCACGGGACATGGAGGGGTTCATGGGCTGATGCAAAGGGCTTACGGCGCGTAGCGCGAAAGCCCCTGTTCAAGCCCGAAGACCGATCGGGCGCTCCGAGCCGGGGGGCGCAAATCACGGAAAGCCGCGCCTTGCCGCTCGGAGCCAATTGGGGCTTAGACTGGTGGAAACTCAAGCCAGGAAGCGTGTTGCATGATGCCCTTCCCGGACCGATTTGCTGCCGAAATGCCCAGCTCCGTTCGCCCCGGAGCGTGAACGACCTTCGAACACCCTTTTGTCTGCCGCTTGTTGGAACATCGGTTTCCACGGCCTTGCCCCGGGACCGAAGGACAAGGGTTTCTCGGCGGAATCTCTCCCCTCCGGCCAGACGTGGAAATCTTCAACTCCGGCCCTCTAAGACCTGTATCTTGGCCGAGATCAATCCGCCGCCCGCTGC